TGCTGTTGGGGTCGCCACCGTTGACATTGACAGTGATACCGCCACCACCAAGCGCATTGTTTGGTGTGATGCTCCCAGACGCACCAGGCGTAAACAACTCAGGTCCACGCTCACCCACAAGGTAAGTTCCCCCGCCCATGACCGGACCACCAGCTGCACGAGCACCACGGAACCGCATGGCGTTTAGTTCAGGTGTATAACCGCCAGCACCAATAATGTCAATCAGACCAATAGCACGCTCAAGGTCACCAGTATCTACAAGCACTCGGATCTGATTCTTTTGCGAATTAGTCAAAGTAATCATTTCCGCAAGATCAAGCACCTTTAATTTGGCGTCAATCAAACTCTGTTCGTATTCACTAAGAGCACCATCAGCGCCATTAAACGCTTCCACGGCTTTTTCTTTAAGTTGGTCAAGCATTCCTTTAGCGTCTGCAACTGCACTCTCAAGTTTTAATTCGTTTTTAAGATTCTGGAATGCTTCCTCAGTTGCAGATGTCGCTTCCTCAAGTAACAACATTTGTTCCTCAAGTTTGTAAGTGTCGTCTTTGGCACCCTGTACTCGACTGGCGTAATAACCGCCGTACATATCGGCGAGGGCTTTCATTTCAATTCGTGCAGCTGCAGCCTCGTTGCCCATTTTTGCTAAGTCTGCATCTGAGAAAACATCCTCAACGACGCCTCCAGCACCACGCAACGCTTCAGGTAATTTGGCTAGCAATTCAAGCAACTCAGCAACTTTAGGAATTAAACGCTCGCCGAGGTTGATAGCCATTTTCTCAAAGGAATCTTTGAGTTGGCCCATAGCGGCCCGATAGTTTTTGGCTTTGTCAACTTCTTCTTTGTCAATGATCTTTGAGTCGTCAACGCTGTCTAGTGAAGCTTTGAGATCATCGGCGCCCATCTCAATAAGTTCGGCCATGTCCTGCCAGCCTTTGCCAAGCAGCTGAGCGGCAACCTTGGCTTTCTCTGCAGGGTCCTTGATTGCTTTGATTCGATCAATGGTGTTAAGGAATGTTTCGTTGACGTCTAACGATCCGTCTTTTAGATAAACAAGGTCAACGCCAAGGTCACGAACTTTGTCAGGGTCGGCTCCAATAGTTCGGTTTAATTTGCCAATAGCAGTTTCAAGTTTGTCAACAGGAACGCCAATGTCCCCGGCGGCTTCCATAAACTTTGAAGCATCTTCGATAGTTAAACCAGTGGCATCACTAAACTTGCCTGCGGCGATCGCTAGGTCTTGGAAATCCCCGATTGCTTTAATAGCAAAAGTTGCAATGGCTGTTCCGGCCACAATTGCTAGGTTGCCTGCTTGCGCTTTGACACCATCGAAAGCAGCCTTAGAACCAGCCTTGAACTTGCCCATAGTTCCATCAGCTGCAGCAATGTCTGCTTTGAACTTTCCGAACTGGCGCCTGGCTTCCTGTATGCCTTTGTCTTGAAGGTCCGTAATGATCGGAATACGGATAGCCATTACAGCACCAACGCTTTCGTTAACTGGTTAATCTGAGCCATAACCTCATCAACAGATTGCTTCATCTCAGTTTCAACTTGACCGGCATTGTTCTCATACGCACGCCACATTACTCGAGGCTTATTGCCCCAACCGTTTAGAGCATCAGCGAGAGGGTTTGAATTAGTGCCAGCGAATTCCACAATTGAAGCTGCAGCATCCTTGTTCACAATCGTTAGAACAGCATCGTTTTTCTTTGACAGAGACGTCTTAACAGAAATACCACGCACAGCTGCGCTCTGAACATACGGAAACAAACCTCTGCCACCAGGTGCCCAAGTGCGACTAATACCAGACGGCCATCCCCCATTCTTTTTAGTTGGGTCGCCATACGGATACAGTTTTTTGGCTTCATCAACGACAGGCTTAAGAATCTTTTTAGCGTCCTTAAAAAACTGTTTTTGAACCTCAGGCTGAACCTTTTTTAATGCCTTCAAGGTGGACTCAAGCCCATCAACAGATATCGACATGGTTCACCTCTCCTTCAGAATCTTCGCGACTGTCGAGAGGTCGTCTGAATCAAAGTCTATACCAGGTGGCCAGTAGCCAGTTATGACTAACAGCTGGGCTAGAGAGTAGCGGTGTGATCCGCTTTCGTAGGGTTTGAGGACGCAGTACTCACAATCTCAATCTCTACAAGCTTGTTAACAAACGAGTCAAACTCCACCGGAATGGTTTGTCCGTGTTCGGTCTGAATCTTGGCTGTGTACCAAGCCATGAAAGCCATGTCCTCCATACCAAAATTGTCGGCAAGGTCAGACGTTTTCATTTTGAACTTGCGTTCCCATGCGACAAGCGTTGCAAGCGTTGTCGTGATTGTGGCAGGTCCTTGACCAATGTCAAAACGGATCGTGAGTTTCATGTCGGGTCCTTTGTTTAGGTTTGGTTAGATCAGACTTCAGTCCAGGCGAAAGTGCCTCCACGCAGGACTATGGTGCAACGGCTGAGCTCTCCAAGCGAATAGATTACTGGTAATTCTTCAAGATACCCATTGGTTAGGGTCCCTAGGGGGTTTGTGGCGCTTACAGCGGCCGACGTTTGCTTGATGGTTACTGACGCAATTTTCGTACCAACTAGGGCTTTAAAAGTTGCGTAAGTCTCACTGCTGGCCGTGCTCCAGTAGAGCTCCAAGGTCAAAGTGTTGTCCTGCAAACCAGCCGTGAAACTGGTGGCAGTCGAGCCGAACGCATTGTCAGGCAAAGCCATGATCTTCTGCGACAAGTTTGCACTTGTGCACTGATCCGAAATATCAACAGCGCCAATAGAAACAATTGGATTGGATAGGTATGTCGAAGTAGCCATGACGGATCAGTCTTTCTTTGAAGTTGGTGCGTCGGGCTTAACGGTCAATTTAGCACCCTTGGAAGGGTGAGTGTCGGAACGCTGAATAAAGCCACCTTCAAGTAGCCAATCAATGTCGTCAGACGGGCCAGCAACAAACGCTGTGCCGATTTCGCCGACTCGAGTACTTGTAATTACATATCTGTCCATTATGAATCCTGTGCTTGTAGTGGGATGAGTAATTCGTATCCGGCATAATCAGCGCCACCAACAGAAACAACTTTTGGTGATGCACTCATAACCGCAACGTCTTTTGTGACCAGTTCAGCAGTGAGCGACAGGAGCTGGCGTAGTGCGTCAAGGTTGCCAGGGCCGTTACTGATTAAGGTCACAGGGAACGTCATTTTGACAATGTTGCCGTTGAACGACTCGATGGATGGAGCATCCACAAAAGCGCAAGGTGCAGCGATATTGCGAGGATCGTTAACAACCCTAAGCCCCGAAATAGTTTGGAGAGTAGTGACCAGATCATCTAGTGCCTCGTTCAGAAAGTCCGTGTAAGCCATTTTAGGCGACCTGTGGTCTGTTGATGCCTAACAACTGTTTGACGATGCCTGAGAGCCCTACAGTGGGCGCTGACGCCATATCTGTGAATGATGCGAACTGGTCAACCGAACCACGCTGACGATAAAGAGCGGAACCGTACATGAGCGTTCCGAGCGTGACATCTCCACCAGGCGAAGTGGTTAACGAGTCTGTGTATCCGGATTCCTGACGTCGGCGGAAACAGAACGAGTTCGCAGCTGCAGCAACCTGCACCAAAAATGCTGTCTCGTCACCAGCGGTAGTAATGCCAAGGTATGTCGCAATCTGTGGGCCCGTGACCCAAGTGCAAGTTTCGGTATAAGTCAAAGTTCCAGCAGTTGTGGAGCTTCGATCTAGATCACTACCAGCGTTGTAAAACAACACTTGGTTAGGAATCGGTTGGTTGACATCAAAAAGGAGATCGCCTTCAGAGTCAACGCCAAGAAAGTAGTAACTCGGCAGATCGTAAATGACATGAGTGCCGTTGAGCGAGTGACCCAAACTAGCGAGTGTCATTGACTGCCCAACAGCGACATCGGGTTCCGTCAGCGTTTGGACAACCGCATAGTTATCCAACCGCTGGTGGAATGTGACTTGGTATACAGCCATGATCGGCTAACCGCCTTTCGGGCTAGTAGTTAGGCGATGGTGATTGATTGAATGAAACTCGACTTAGCGACGAAGGTGGCGAAGTACTGGTGGATACTCAGGTTCTTGCCAAGTGTGCTCGGGTTGTCAAGGCTCAACAATTGCGGGCCTGATTCGTAGATTTCAAAGCCTGGTGCGTAAACAACAAGCATGGTTCCGGAAGCGAAGTTGTTGTCAACGACGACATTCAAACCGAGAACATTCATGCTGGTGTACTGGAGACCAGAGACGTTACCAATCGAGTTGGTGGTCATCATGCCGTTGGCGTTGTAACCAAACACAGGGCGCTTGTCAGCATCGGTCTGCTTGCCCAACTTTTCCCATACATCAGGCGACACGCACAAGTGAGTGGGGAAGAAGTTTGAATCTTCCGCAATTTCTCGAGCGGCGTCGTACAAGGAGCTGAACAACGAAGTCGGATCGGCGTCAGTAACAGTCCAAGTTGAACCTGATGCAGTCTTGCCAGCAACCAAAGCGTCAGCTGCAATATCGTCAGTCTTGATGAGCACTTGACCAGCGAGGTCGTTCAAGACAACTTGCATTGCTGCAGGATCGGTGAAGTCAATGTCTTGGCGTGACAAAGTGACCTGACCGGCAACCGTTGACTTGGTGACAGTGTTTGAAGCAACAACCATTGTGGTGGCCGACACTGCGTCAAGCTGATTTGATTGAGTTGCTGCAGAAGTGTGGGTCGTGATCGTCGGACGGATGAACTGACGGCTAGGTGTGTTCGGCATGGCTCGAGCGCCAAAAGCGTTAACGACTGGACGGACGAAATTGAGGTCCTGGAACACGGGACCCAAAACGCTGACGCTGAGCAAGCCTGGCGTGTCAGAAGTCAAGATGTCACCAGCTGCTGCTTGAATCGCAGTCTGATTACGCTTTGAAGCCTGAACAAAAGCATCGTTCACTTTGTGCCAAGTGTCGCCACCAGTGTGGTAAGCGGCAAGCATTTCGGATGCGCTAGGCATAGCGAACTCACGCTTGGGCTGAGCAAAGATCGGTGCGGTAGGCACAATGACTTCCTCTGAAACGATTGGGCTAAGTTCCATTTTTGGTTCTTCCTTTTGTTCTTCGACTTGTGGCGCTTCCGCCGCTACTTTTGTAATTATAGACTCTGAAAATGCAGCCTGTGGTACAAGGCTAATTTCCGACCAATCAGCGGCTAAAACAGTCATGTTGCCTTTGTCGTCATACTTAAATTCAGTCGGATTTACACCAACGCTAAGCTCCATAACTCCATCAGCTGCGAGCACTAACGCTTCATTGCCAAGGTTTGTGGAACTGATTTTCATGGCCAGCAACATCTGTTCGCCAGTGTCAACTCTTTCGCTTACTAAGCCAATAGGCATGGTGCTGTCGTGGTACATATAAACACGAGGTGGGCGACCATCAACGGGCAAAGAGCCTGGTGCGAAAGAAACCGTAGTTCCATCGCTCACAGTTGCAAAAGTGTTGTATTGAACTGCAACGCCTGTGATGGTGCGACGATCCTGCCCGTCAGGGCCTGCAGCTTCTACAGCGAAAGTGTTTGAACTAAACCTGATCATGCCAACTCCTCTTGAGTGTTTTCTTGCTTTTGTTCTGTTTCTTTTTTCATGTAACTGTCAGCTTCTAACCACTTCTCAACATCCCATTTGACATAGGTGCCTCGAGGAAGTTGCTGGCTGAGGGCTGACGAAATTGCCTGTGCATACATTGATAATCCAAATGTCCACAAGTCCGACTTAGCGCCTGCGCTGTTGGTATAAGCGTAACTTCCGCTGGAAATTCCTAATAAATATGGGGGGACGTTGCACAAGTTAGCCACTTCTTTTGACTGGTATTCGGCTGCATCAATCAACAACATTTTGTCCGGTGTCGCTGTCGTTTCTGTGTAAGTCAAAAACTCGTTAAGAGCTGCAGTCTGGTTAGTGCTTCGAGCCTCGTTAAACGCTTCAGCCAAAGCACCTAACTCCTCGGCCGACAACGGTTCTCCGCCAGTCTGCTTTAGTACCCCAGCTGGTATTGCTGAACTTGCGTTACGGAAACGGGCATCGCACAATTTCAGAGCGGTAGCGATGGTTTGTTCGCTCATGTAAATCATGCCCTGCGTAGGACTGTAAATCTGAACAACATCGGCAGGATCTAGAGCGCCACCATTGAAGTAAATTTCTTTGCTTTTACCGAACCACACCGGACCTTCAGCGTCAGCCGTGTCAATGGAGCCTTGCGGTAGACGGGTGGCGGACGCCATGTAACCGTCTTTTGTTCGGCTGGTGATGTAGAGGAAGCAACGACCAAAAAAGAACAGGTCGTCAAAAATCCACGGGAACAAAAACGAGTTAGGCATATCGGGATCAAGTTGGCGTAGCCAGGTGCGAGGAGCCAACGGCACAGTCTCCATCTCGTTGCCGTTCCAAATCTCGGTGCACATCTTTAATTCCATACTTGCCAAAACTGATGCCATAAGGTCACGGCTTCGACTAATCGCAGGAACAGAAATGGCACGATTACGAGCCAAGCCAGACTGGTACGTATACCAACTGCCGATTGTGTTGGGGGCTTTGTTTTGTCGGTAGTAATTAGTGCCAACTGCAGCTGCAACCGATTCCTCAGGAATAGGACTAATAGCCGCCTTTGTCACTTCTTTTTTGCTAAATAATCCCATTAGGTTTCCTTTGCAGGGGAGTGCCGACGGGTCCCCGACGAACCCGTCGACACGATGCCGATATTAGTTCACCTTACTACCATTATGGGTTTAGCCCGATTCTGATATTTGCTAGAGAGAGCGATACCCCACACTGCACACTTAGCAAGTTCTATTGGTCCTGGACTCGACTTGTGAGAAATCATGACGCCCATTCCAGTCTTTACGAGGACGCTTCTTAATATGTGTTCCGACAAACTGACTTGACCAGAGTGCTTAACACGACCCTCAATAATCATCTTTTGAGCAATGCCTGTCCACTTCAACATTTCGGCCTGACCAACGACAGTCATGCGGCGACGGTAATGCAAAGGCGCATGGATTTCTAACGTCGGCGTAATAGCCAGGGCAACAAGCTTGTCGTCCATCACTCGATCAATCTCAGACCAAAGCGCCGTTTCGTTATCAACAATAAACTCAACATAAGTGTGCACAATGCCGTCAAACATTGACGATCTGACGCCGACATAACGGTTTGTGTCCATTGACATTTCCACGGCAAGGACGCCACCGGCAGGCATTGGGTCATCAGTTTTACAAGACGCCCAAACGCCTTCCTCCAACCAACTGCCTCGACTACTGACCCACATATTTAAGTGGGCACGCAAGAACGATTCTTTTTTAGATACAGCCTGAAGTGCTTCAACCGTGATTGTTTTACCCAACGCAGGGTTAGCGTAAATCCAGTTCTCAGGGTTACGCCAGTCCCGATCGCCAATACTCCATTCAGCGAAATAGAGCCGTGTGCGCTCGCCTCGTTCAATCTCTGAGATAGCCGTTTCACGCATATGGATCATGGCCTTACTCGACTCATCACCAGCTGTACTCCAGCAACTCAGCAAGGGCGACTTGCGAGCAATCTGTGAAGGACGCAGGGCTTCCGATAAACAGGAATCGGAGACGTTGAAAAGTTCGTCCACCACGATCAGGTCATACGACCCTCCATGCAAGTTCGGAGAAGCTGCACGAACTTCCCACATAGACCCGTCAGGCATCGTCACCGACTTACGACCAAAAGTTTTCATTGCTTTAGCGCCGAACAAGTCAACAAGCAAAGGAGCCAGGCTGTTAAAGATCGCCTCAGCACGATCCAAACGGTTTGCCACCGACAAGATGTTTTGAGACATCCCACGCATCTTTGCAAAGTCTGTCAACCACCAACCAATCATCGCACCAAGCCCAACCGACTTACCGTTCTGTCTAGCAGTACTGCATAAAGATTCACGAAACAAAAGACCTGCTCAACGCCTATATTCCAAGATTGGAAACGGCCGGTCGCTCGAATCTGTCGTATGGTCCTCTGGTTGCAAAGTGGGCGGAGACGTACCAAAACATTTGTCTTTTTGAGTGGCAATTGTTGGCTTTGTCTGGTCAGTTG